TTACGCGATGCCGGCGAGCTGATCGCATTCCTTCTTTGCTGCTGCGCGGCGCTCGTCGATGTAGTTGGCTAGGTCCTGCACGTATACGCCCTTTGCGCTTTTTTGCGATGATTCGATCCGAACGAGAGGTAGCTTGATTTCTCCGTAAGTGATCTTTCGAAGCAGCTTGTCCACTTCAAGGTGCGGGAAGTACGAGCGGCAGACTTCATCAATCGGAATGACCGCACGTGCGCCGAACTGCGCCATCAAAAGAAAAACAGTATTCATTTGACACACTCTATGTCGGGTCGTTACTACGACATCGGATTGATCGCTCGGTCGAGCTGCATCAACCCTGTTTCGATGGATAGACGCGCTTGTTCCGCCCACGTGCGTGCCTCTTGCGCAGCTTTATGCCGGCTATAGCTGCCGACCTCGTCGCGCATGAGGTCGAGCAGTTCGATATCCGCGCCAAGTGCGACGACCTCGACCAGCTTGCGGATCTCGAGGCGCAGGGCTTCGATTCGCGCGATCGTTGCGAGTCGGGTAACCGACTCGCTTTCCTTCTTCTGGATAGCTTTTCGCCGCGCGAGCGGCGCTTCGTTCGTCTGGATCGCTTTTGCGGGCGCCAGCCCGCTGCTGTTGACGTCGTCGTTCGATGCGTGCGCCGGGACGGCGCCAGCGAAGGAAAGCCGTGGGCGTTTGTCCGCCGCACCCCGCTTACGCGGCAGCGGACGTGGGGTAGAAGTGGCCGGGAGAACCATCATTTAGCGGACTCCTTTGCTATTTCTTCGGTCCAGTCCGGGTCGGGCATCGTCCAGAGCTTGTCCAGCCATTTGCGCACTGTCGCAAGCTCCTTTGCACCCTTAACATTCGGTCGCTCAAGCAGGGCCGTGAATTCACTCACGGCTGCCCGTATGGCTTGGCCGCGCGTCGGAAACGTCGCGTCGAAGTGGCGAATCGAGGGCAGTCCAGTTTTCGCGCAATGGCCGATTTGCGCGCTGATCGAATAGATCCAGACGCCAACGTCGGGCTGTGCAAGGTGAATTTGCGCGGGGTGAGTGCCATAACGTCCGGTGATCGGAGCCCGGATATTCTCGCAGTCTGCAAAGGCACCGTGCTCATTCGGAACATGGATGGGATGCACGGTCTGCCCGGTCGGCACGGCATCGAGCAAGTCCGCATGCGGAGTAAGAGCGGTATGCACGGCTGCGATCGTGCCGGGCGAGAGCTTGCCGAACACAGGGTCGTGCAGAACCGACTGCAGCGCCTGCAAAAGTTGCTTTGCATGCGCCTCGGTGACCTTGTGGGCCGTGGGTTTCGCGAGCGCCTTCTTGGTGACCTTCGCTTTCCCGCCTGCCTTAGCCTGCGCTGCGGCGCTTTGGAGCCGCTCAAGGGCTTTCTCGCCGCCGTGCGCCCGGATTTCTTCAATCGCCAGTGTCGACGAAACGACCTTGTTGCGGACGAGCTCCTGCAGGGTCAGTGGTGCGTTCGCAAGCAGCAGGACATCACGGATGGTCTGGTCGGTGACGTTCAGTCGCTTGCAGATCGCGGCGTTCGATTCGCCGAATTCCTGCAGTTCCACGACTTTTTCCGCAAGCTGCAGCGGCGTCAGCTTCTCGCCGTCGTTGTTCGTGATGCCGGCGTAAATCAGGTTGACGCGATTCACCGACTTCGCTTCATCGATTACGACCGGCAGCCGGTCGATCTCCTTGTCCTTCGCGAACCCGCCTTCCTTGATGGCGAGCAGGGCAGCGTGATAGCGGTGCTGGCCTTCATACACGAAGATCCGGTCCTGACCGTCGACCTTGCGCACGAAACACCCGAGCGGTTTCTTCCGGTCGTATCCATTCGCCTTCATCAGTTCCGCGAGGTGCCGCACGCGGTCCTGATCCAGCGGGCGAACGTTGTCGCGCGGATCGTAGTGAATCTGGTCGGGCGGGACAGTCCAGAGATCCGACGATCCACCGCCAGCGGCCTTGACCGCGGCCTTTGTGTTGCCGGTGACAATCGGTTCGGCTTCCAGTAACGAGCGCGCGTTAGCCATTGTTGACCTCCCGCCTCGGCGGGATACCGCCGACGTCGGCAAAGGTCGCGTCCGGTGCGTAGTGAAACAGCGTGCCGTCGAACGGAGCGATCGCAATGCCTGCGAGCCAGTACACGAGGCGTTCGTCCGACCGCCGGATTGCCTGCCGCACGACTGTGGCGCACACCAGCAGGTGCAACTCCAGGCGGAGCGCCTGCCGGTCGGCGTGCGGCAACGCCGCTTCAATGTCGTCGATCGTGAGCGGGTCACGCTGGCCGGCGAAAAACGCGATCAGCGCCTTGCAGATCGGGGAGAGATTATTTGACATAGTGTCTCCGGATTCGCGCGTAGCGATAGCTGCGCAGGAATGGTCGCGCGAAGCAGAGCGCGCAGAACGCGGCGATGGCGACGATGATGAGCTTGCCGGCGGATACGCCGGCGAGGAGCCAGAGGATGGAATCGATCAGGCCGAACACTGCGCCGACTGCGCGTTGCTGCGCGGAGCCGGTCAGGAGCCAGACGGCGATACATGTCGTGGTGGCGACGAGCAGACCAAAGATCATGCCGCCTCCTTCACGCGCATCGGCCGCGCCTGCCAGCCTTTCCTGGCCGACTTTTTCGCCTTTGCAAGCGCACGCGCGGTTTCCGTTCGCGCGTTTGCGGCGGCCCGGATAGCACCCTCGCAGTCGGCCACACTTGGATAGGAGATCTGCGTACGGACGACGTCGCGGCCGTCCATGATCATGTAAAGGGTGTGAACGCTATCTGCTATGGGCTTTCGCGCGACGACATATTTTCCGACGAGGATGGGCGTCGTTGGACGCGGAGCCATAGGGTCGTATTTGACGATGGTTCGAAGGCCGATCGTATCTCTACGTCCGGTGTCGATCTGCGATGTTGACATCGGTCTGTACATTTGGCGTTAGTCCGAATCGCCGGAGGCAAGACGTTTGCCGTCTGGCGTGGGTTGGTCAGCGTGGCGCTGTTTTTTCCGCAACTCGGCGCAATTCCTGAGACACAGGCGCAAGGCGGGATTCTTGAGGGCATTGATGGCCGGACCGGCGACGCGGCGGAGTCGAAACTCGCGGGCGATGTCGACGTCGGTGACGGAAATTCGCTCGGCCATCGCAGCGGCTTACGCAGTCGCCTTTGCGGGGACGGTGGCCGGGGGCGCGTCGGCGGGCGCGGGCTGGAACAGCGCAATGCCTACGGCAATCGCCGCTGCGATGAAGATCGCCCGCCAGATCCTGGACCTCTCAAAGTCACTTTGGCGCACTACGGTGTAGCCGTCCGCGGGCTCGGTCGGCAAACCCTGTTCGCGTCGAAGCCACGACTGGCGGGCTTCTCCGTTCATTTCGATGCTTTTCATTCAGATCTCCGGTTAGACGCGAAAGCGCGTCACGGAGGAATGTAGTCTTTTATGGCTTATCTAGTCAAGCCATATATGACTTAATTCGCGCGAGTGATCGACGGCAGGACGGCGACTCGCGAGTGCGACGAGTCGCCGTTGTCTAGCTAGCCGTTCCGGCGCCGGGGATTAAGACTTAAACCAATCGTGAGTTGCGCCGCCAGTGACAGGGCGACGTCGACCCACGCGATTTGGTTGATGAAGATTGCGGCAAGGAACGCTGTGGACAGGAGGGGAATCATCCCAATTCTGCCAGCGCTGCCCCGCGGGCGTGGTTGATGGCGGAGTCTGTGCGCTCGGATGCGGCGCTGCAAGTCCAGCAGCCCCGATTCGATAGCAGGCGCGAATTCAGGTTCTATGCCGGTGGCCGCAAGGGTGACCGTGCCGTCTTGGGACAGCAGCACCGTTGCGAAGGCGATCGGGGGAGAGCTGAGTGAGTCGATTTGCGCGAGAACCGCTTCTCGGGCTCGATCAACTCTCTCTTGCTGGGAGCTTGTGGCGCTGGTTGTGCTGGCGTCGGCCGCCCTTAGCCGCGCGCGATACTGGGCCAGATCAGCGACGTCTGCGCTTTCCGCCCCGTGGTGTTTTTTGGTCTTCATCGATGCTCAACGTTTTGTTTGATAATTGACGTTGAGCTACGCGGCCTGCCATTTCCTTCTGTGCCGCCGTTGGGTAAATAGTTTTTGAGAAGTTCAGTGCGGTACCGGTGTCGGCCGCGTCCGCTCGATGCGATGCGAGGATGAAGTCGATGAATGCCTGGATCTTTGCGCGATCCTCTGCGGACAACTCGGCAAGGCTCTTTTCATCATATTCCAACGACGGAGATTGCGCGCTCTTGTCGGTCAATAGCTCAGTCAGGCTGACCCCCAGTGCGTCTGCCACTGCTTCCACGTGTCCCAGTTGCGGGTCTACCTCGGCGTTCTTCATTCGGCCGATCGTCCGTTGTGCAACGCCGGAGCGCGTTGCAAGTCGCATTTGAGTGTTGAGAACGGGGTGCGCATCCATTAGCCGGCTTAGATTGGCGGCAAGGACTTCCCGGATTGACGGCTTTTTCATGAAGGAATGTTGCCGAATATGGCTAGACACATGTGTCTAAGTTCATGGCAAAGTTGCCTTGAAAAATAGCCATAAAAGACTTAATATCGGGCTTCACTATGGCGTGAGGGCGCGGCGATGAATGAAAACGAGGAAACGTGGTTGGCGACTGTCGTTCGCTGCCTGCAGGAGACAAAGGGCAAGTGGCGGTCGATCGCAGATGCCACCGGCATACCTTACGACACGCTCACCAAGATTGCTCTCGGTCGGGTCGCAGACCCCAGAGTCTCCAATGTTGAGGCGCTGTTTAACTATTTTTCGGCCAACACCAAGCAACCGGCGGCGGCCGATTGCGCTCACACGACGCACTGACGGTTTCCTGAGCATGGCGTTTATCGCTGGTCGGGTCATGTTCGCATCGTACGGATGCCGGGTCGCGGTAAACAGAATGAAAAACACCCAATCCAAAGAATCGGGGCTGCAATGACGTGCCGATACAGTGGTACCGAATGGCTCGACGTCCTCTACACGTCGGTCCGCAATACGCCGGGTGGCGTGGCAGACGCGGCGAACTTCCTGACCCTGCGTCGTGGCAAGGGCATCGCCACCGAATCGTTGCGGCTGCGTCTGCGCGGGGAGGGCGAAAACCGCCTGTCGATGGAGATGTTCGAGCTGCTGATTGAATGGATGCAGGAAAAGAAGGAAAGCGCGCCATTCGCGCTCGACCCGTTACACGCGCTCAATGAGCGCTTCGGCCTGATCGCCGAGCGTAGTGTCGACGCGGCAGAACACGCCACCGACGATCACCACGATGTCGAATCGCTCACGCGCGCGACGCTGCATCTGCAGGCGCATGTCGGCGAGGTCGCATCGGAGGTCGTGCGTGCGGTCGCCGACCGTCGCATCGACATCAACGAGGCGGAACAGCTGACGGTGGTCAGCCGCAAGGGCCAGCGCCTCTTCGAGCGCCTGATCAGGACGGCCGGCCGTCTCGCCAAACTGGGCCGCAGGTAAGTGGCGCCGCGTTTCCCAATCGAGCGTTGCTGCTGCAACCCCGAGCGCGCCCGCATCCAGCTCGCGTGCGACGACGACCGGCGCCTTGCGTGCGCGATGCGACAGCTGGGCGTCGTCGCGCGTACTGATCCCCAGCAGGCCGCCGCATTCCTGCAGCCGCTCTTTTCCCCCTTTGCCGCCGACATGCTGCTTCAGGCCTGCCGGTCACTCGGGCTCGTCGATCTCTGGATTTCGTGCGCGGCCCGTTACTGCGCGGCGCGGCCGACCCGCGACGAGCGCCGCAACTTCTTCGGCTACATCCGCTGGCACGTCGACGATGCGGAATACGCGCTGCTGACCGTGCGCCACGCCGCCGAATGGCATCGCCTGCGCGCGGGCCGCGCCACGGAGACAAAGTGACTTTGCACAGTGCCAGTTCATTGCTGCGCCGCCGCCATCCGGTACCGCGCCGGGCGTCGTCGGGGCGACAGATCTATGTCGCCGGACGGGCCGCCTGGCGCTCCTTCTCTCATCAACGCGAACTCGAAAGGAGAATTCTCGAATGTCTTCGCTAGACCAGATCATTTCGCAGCTTCAGTCGGCAGGGCATCCCGCGCTGCCCGACGGGCATCCCGCCGACGACGGCAAGCCGCATCGATACGGTCCGGGCAAGAAGTACTGGTACTCGCTGCACAGGATCGAGCGCGGTGGCCTGATCCTCGGCTATACCGGCGCGTTCGGCCGGTGGTCCGGTAACGACAACGGCGCACAGGCGTTCCAGTGGCAGGGCGAAGCGCTGACACCGGAAGACATCGATGCGGCCCGCCAGCGCCAGGAAGCGGCCGAACGCGCCGAAGCCGAAAAACGCGCGCATGCCGCGAAGATGGCGGCCAACCGTGCGCGCAGCCAGTGGCACAAGGCGCGCGACGAGGGCGCATCGGCCTATCTTGAGCGCAAGCAGATCACGCCAGAGGCCGTGCGCTTTGACGACGAGGGCACGCTGCTGGTGCCAATGTTCCAGTATGCGGACGGTATCCGCCTCGTCGGCCTGCAGAAGATCACGCCGGACGGCGCGAAGCGGTTCAACAAGGGTATGGAAAAGAAGGGCGCTTCGTTCATTCTCGGCGACCTTGCAGTGGATGACAGGGTCGCGATGATCGCGGAAGGCTACGCGACCGGGCGCTCGATCCGCATGGCAACGGACGAGGCGGTGCCGCTGTCGGTGTGTTTCGACGCGGCCGGCATCCGGCCCGCTGCGCGCTACCTGCGCGACACCTATCCGGACCTGCATCTGATGATCTGCGCGGACGACGACTGGAAGATCGAACAGCGCCTGCGGGAACACCTCGCCGACGAGTTCGGCTATGGTGGCGAACTCGTGATCGGTGCCGACGCCATACGTATCGAGACGAAACAGACGTGGTACAGGGTGCGCGCGCAGTTCAGGCGCGACGATCACGGCGTGGGATTCATCGAGCTGAGCTATGGCAATGACGTGATGCCTGAGCGCAAAAGGCGCTTCGAGAACACGGGCCTGAAGTACGCGCACGAAGCGGCAGCCGAGGTCGGCAATGCGAGCGTCGTGTTCCCGCGGTTCGCCGATCGTGGCGAGCGGAAGCTGACCGATTTTAATGACCTTCATTGCGAGGAAGGGCTCGATGCGGTCAGGCAGCAGATCCAGTCGGCCCTGCTCACAGCTATTGCGCCAGCCGGGACCGTGTCGCCGGTGGCGGCAACCGGCACGCGCACGGTAACTGGTGCGGAAGCTGTTCCGCACCCAACGTCCGCTGGCGCTGCACCGGAGGAATGGGACGGGCGGGAGGCAGAGAACGGCGCGCATACGTGGGAAATGAAGCTCGCGCGCTCGGACAAAGGCACCTTGCTGCCCACACTCGGCAACGTGCACCTGATCCTCGCGAACCATAAGGCGTGGCAGGGTGTGATCGCCCAGGATGACTTCGCGGGCCGCGTCGTCAAGCGCAAGGTGCCGCCCTTCCAGCAGGGCGAACTGGGCGAATGGTCGGACATGGACGATATCCGCTGCGTGCTGTGGCTGTCCCAGTCGTACGGGATCGCGGTGCGACAGGACATCGTGATGAGCGCCGTGCTGCTCGTCGCCGACCGGCATCACTATCACGACGTGCGCGAATACCTCGAAGGGCTGGTCTGGGATGGCACGCCGCGCGTGCGTTCGTGGCCGACGAAGTACCTGCACGTCGCCGACAGCGAATACGTGCAGCTTGCCGGCATGAAGTGGATGATCGCCGCCGTCGCGCGTGTCATGCAACCCGGCTGCAAGGCCGACAACGTACTGATTCTGGAAGGCAAGCAGGGGTGGGGCAAATCGACGGCGCTCGAGGTGCTGGCCGGCAAGCCGTGGTACACGAATTCCCCGATCCGCATCGGCGAGAAAGACACGTACGCGGTGATGGCCGGCAAGTGGATCATCGAGCTGGCCGAGCTCGACTCGCTGAACAAGAGCGATTCGTCGGCGGCAAAAAGCTTCTTCGCGACCGAGACCGACCGCTTCCGGAACTTCTACGGCAAGCGGGCGACCGACGTGCACCGGCAGGGTGTCTTCGCGGGTTCGGTGAACTTCGATACCTACCTGAAGGACGAATCCGGCAACCGGCGTTACTGGCCGATCCGCGTCGGTGGTCCGGTCGATATCGAGGCGCTGCGGCGCGATCGCGACCAGCTATGGGCAGAAGCCGTGCACCTGTATCGCAGGCGCGTCATCTGGCACGTGACCGAAGAAGAGCGGCCCCTGTTCGAGATCGAGCAGACCGAGCGCTACGAGGGCGATGTGTACGAGGACAAGATCGCGCGCGCGATCGAGTATTCATCGCGCACGACGATGGAGGAGATCCTCGCCGATGTCCTGAAGCTCGATACGTCCAAGTGGACACTTCCGGAGCAGCGGCGCGTGGGCAAGGCGCTCAAGTCCCTTGGCTGGGTGCGCAAGCGGGAGTCGACGGGCAAGCGCGGCTGGTACTACGTCCCTGAAGAAGAGGCGCCGGTCGCCGCGGACGCGGTCGCGGCGGTTGCGGCGATCGCGGTGGCAGCGGGTGATGACGATGACAGCCCGCTCTGACCGTATGACGTTGCGCGGATTCATGGTGATGTCCAACACCGCGCAGCGCGCCATGTCCGACGCGCTGGCGCGCTGCTGCGCCAGCGTCGGCGCGCGGCCGGCTGTGCCTGGAGCCGACCCATGTCCCAACGTCCCAAGGGTCGCCCTCACGTGGGTGCGCAGGCGGGCGACATGCGCGACGTGTGCAGCACGCATGTCGCGCGCTGCGCTCGCACGCCTGACCTTTTTCCCTTGGGACATCAGGACATTGGGACATGAAGGAGTTGATCGATGAGCGAACTGAAGGAAAGAGCCGGAATTGCGATGAACGTGCGGGTGCAGCTTGCCGATGTCGCGCCGGATCGCCAGGTTACTTTGGGTGCGCTCGCGATGGTCGACGAGCTCGGCAACATGCTGTGGCATATGAAGTACGGGCAGGACCTGCGGCGCCGTGCGTTGCACCGCGCATCGCTGCTGCTTGCGTCGCGAATCGCGGACGGCAGTCGGTACCGGCGCGGCAAGTCCGCCGGTGCGAAGTTCCGTGACGCGAAGTTGCGTGACCCGAAGCGTGACGGTGAAGTTGCATCGGATGGTCCGTCGTTGCTTGTGCGCTTCGCCGAGCGTGCGATCATCGAATGGATTGCTGACCAGTGTTCTGCATGCGGCGGTCGGGGCATGCGCGGCGGTGGCGGAAGGATCGTGCGCCGCGTCGATTGCAGGTCCTGCCGGCCGGTGCGCGACGCCATCGATGCGCGCCTGCGTTTCTCGCGCTGGCCGATCAGCGATCGCGAGCCCTGTCCGACGTGCTATGGAAAGGGCTTTTACGAAGAGCGGCCATTCGCGGAAGTGCCGCACCTGTGCACGCATTGCAACGGCAGTGGAAAGGAACCGGTCAACGCCGCGAAGCGGGCGCAGGCACTCGGCGTGCCGCTCGATCAGTATCATCGTCGATGGGCCGCCCGCTTCGAATGGCTCGGCGCAGTGCTCACGCAGATTGATTCGATCACCGAAGCGCAGTTCAGGCGAGGATTGCGTGGTGCCTGACGCTTGCATTTCAGAAAACACACGACTAGACTCGCGTTCGTTTGATGAGCAAATGAATTCGCTGGCACCGCGCGTGAGTCGTGCAACCTCCTCGGGACAAAAGAAGAATTAACGGAGCCTGTTGAGTACGGTGGAGTCGTTCGCCCTGAATTTCTGTGAAGCCCTGAGTGCGTGAGCCTCGGGGCTTTTTGCATTGGAGCGGTGAAATGCTCACGCGGTCGCGGCCGGACCGGTGGGTTCTGCGCGGTGCCGGCCTTTGGGTCGCGACGTCGCCCCGGCGCTCTGGCCTCTTGTTGCATTTACCCGCCGGGGACCCTATAGCCGCTCAGGACACGGGGGCTCGCACCCGCGTTTTTTCTCTACTGGTGATTCCCCAGGGGGGGTCATATTCATGCCAACCCAACAGCAGATCGCCGATCACCTGGACCTCGACCAGTCGGCCGTGTCACGCCTCGTCGACAAACTCGGCATCGACTACCGGCAGGCGTCGGTGGACGACGTGCGCATCGCGTACATTCGCCACCTTCGTGAAATGGCGGCTGGTCGTGGCAGTAACACCGGGATCGATCTCGTCGCCGAGCGCGCGATGACGGAGCGGGTCGATCGCGAAATCAAGTTATTGACCCTCGCGGAAAAGAAAGGGCAACTCGTCAACGCAGAACAGCTGGAACGGGCCTTCGGCCAGATGGTCGGCGCGTTCCGCTCGGACCTGCTGTCGCTGCCGGACCGGATCGCGCACGAGTTGCGCACGCTTTACGGGATCGACGTTGACGTCGAACTGCTGAATGAACACATCAATGGATGTCTCGAGCAGATGGCTCGATACGACGCAGACAGTGCGCGCAGTGATGCGGCGTCTGGCGAACCTGCTGAAGCCCGCCGAGAAGATCGGGACGACGCAGTGGGCCACGCGTTACCGCCGTCTGAGTGCGAAGGCGACGGCGCGGCCCGGTAAATACAATCCGGACATCACGCCGTGGGTGCACGGCATGCACGCGGCGCTGGACGATCCGCGCGTGCAGAAGGTCGTCTGCATGAAGTCGGCGCAGGTCGCCTGGACCGATGGCGTGCTGCTGAACTACATCGGGCGGCGCATCGACATCGATCCGTGCCCGATGATCATCATGTTCGCCAGGGAGAAGTCGGCGAAGGACTTCAATGATGAGAAATTCAAGCCGATGGTCGAGGTCACGCCGCGGTTGCGGGACAAGCTGCCGGCGCATGCGGGTCGCGCCCGCGACGAGCGATGGGACAACAAGGTATTTGCGAGCGGCTTCCTGAAATTCATTACGTCGAACTCGGCGTCGAGCGTGAAGTCGACGCCCGCGCCGGTGGTGGCCGTGGAAGAGCCCGACGAAACCAACGAGAACGTTCGCGAGCAGGGCGATTCGATCACGCTGCTCGAGGAGCGCACCAAGAGCTATTCGAACAGCCGTCGCAAGGTCATCTTTGGCGGCACACCCACGATCGAGGGCTTCTCGCGGATCGCGCAGGCCTATGAGTCGTCGGACCAGCGCCGGTATCTGGTGCCGTGTCCCGATTGCGGCGAAGAGCACGAACTGGCCTGGGATAACGTCACGTGGACCGAGAATGCGGAGAAGCCGCATGAGGTGTTTGGGCTGGCGACGCCCGAGTCCGCGCGCTACGCGTGCCCGTTCTGCGGCAGTCTGTGGGACGACACCGCGCGCTTTCGCGCGGTGCGGCGCGGGCGGTGGGTGGCGACCGCCGCGTTTCACGGCGTCGCGGGCTTCCGGCTCAATGAACTCGTGTCGCCGTTTCCCGGCTCGCGGCTCGCGGAGCTCGTCAAGAAGCGGCTCGTCGCGGAAAAAGCGCTGCGCGCGGGCGACGACACCAAGATGCGCTCGTTCGTCAACAACACCGAAGGGCGCCCGTACCGATACGAGAGCGATATTCCCGAGATCGATCTGCTCGCCGAACGTGCGCTCGACTATGACGTCTTCACCGTGCCGGCCGGCGCACTGGTGCTCACCGCCGGCATTGACGTGCAGCATGACCGGATCGCGATCGTGCTGCGCGCCTGGGGCCGCGGCGAGGAAAGCTGGCTGGTGCTGTGGGATGAAATCTACGGCAACGTGCTCGAGCAGGGCACCGATCCGATGGTGGGTGGTGTATGGGGCGCACTCACCGATCTGCTCACGCAGGGCTACCGGCATGCGAACGGCTGGGTGCTGCGCGTAAAGGCCGCGTCGATCGACTCGTCGGACGGCTCGACGTCGGATGCGGTCTATCGCTATGTGCGTGTCGCGCAGAAGCGCGGCATCAACATCATGGCGATCAAGGGCGCAAAGCAGATCGATGCGGAAATATTCAGCGTGCCGAAGGCGCCAGTCGACTCGGTGCGCAACAACAGCAAGGCCGCGAAGTACGGGCTGCGCCCGTACATGGTCGGTGTGAGCAAGGCGAAGGATCTGATTCTCGATAACCGGCTCAAACTCGAAGATGACGGCGCCGGCCGCATGCACTGGTACCGGGGCGCGCGTGCCGACTACCTGCAGCAGCTCACCGCGGAAGTGAAGGTACCGGGGCGTACCGGCAGCAAACGGATCTGGCAGAAGAAGGCCGGTGCACGCAATGAGGCGCTCGACTGCGAGGTGTACGCGTTGCACGCGGCGCGCAGCATCAAGACGCACCTCATGACCGAGGCGCACTGGATGATCGAGCAGCAGCGCCTGTCGCAGGTATCGCTGTTCGACACGGTACCGGTTGCCACCGGTCTGCCGGCAGTCGCGGAGATGAATCCGCCGCCGGATCCGCCGGTGGCGACGGCCGCACCCACACCCACACGCGCACCCGCACCACGCAACACACCTGAAACCCCGCCGCCGAGCGGGGTTTCGCGCATTCAGGGCCGGCGCACTGCGCGGTCAACGTATCTGAAGCGCCGGTAGCAGCACATGACAGGAGCACGGTATGGCCTATACAGCGGCGGATCTCGCCCGCATCCAGTCCGCGATCGCGAAGGGCGAACTCGAGGTCCAGTACGCGGACCGGAAGGTCCGTTACCGTTCGATCGCGGAACTGCGTGAAGCGCAGACCGAGATTGTGCGCGCGCTCGATCGGGCGAATCCGCGCTCGCGCGTGTTCCGTCTTCGGCACGGCGGCAAGGGGGTGCGATGAACGATGCAGGTAACCGCACCTATCCGTCACTCGCGAAGCGCGGTTTCGTGATGCCGACACGCCTGAAAGCGGCGGCCTATGAAGCGGCGAGTTCCGCTGGCGCACGCGCCCGGTCGTGGCAGACGTCAGGCGCCGGGCCGAATGCGGCGGCGGTCCAGAACCTGCCGCTCATCCGCAGCCGCGCGCGCGACGCGATCCGCAACGATCCGTGGGCGAAGACGGCGATCGCGCGGCTGGTGTCGAACACGATCGGCACGGGCATCCAGCCGCATCCGCAACACCCGGATCCCGTTGTCCGGCGGCAGCAGAAGCAGCTGTGGGACGACTGGGTTGGTGAGTCCGACGCGGACGGCCTGCTCGACTTTTACGGGCAGCAGACCCTCGCGGCGCGTGCGTTCTTTGGTGACGGCGAGGTGCTGGTGCGCCGGCGCATGCGTCATCCCGATGACGGCCTGCCGGTGCCGCTGCAGTTGCAAGTGCTCGAGGGTGACCTGCTGCCGGTCGAAAAGAATGAACTGCGGCCGGATGGCGGCGAGATCATCAACGGCGTCGAATACGACGGTGATGACCGACGGGTTGCCTATCACCTGCTGCGTCGTCACCCTGGCGAATACAACCGGATGACGGGCGGTGGTCTCATGACCGTGCCGGTTCCGGCTGACGACATGGCGCACGTGTTCCAGCCGCTGCGCGCGGGGCAGATTCGCGGCGTGCCGGAGCTGTCGACCGTGCTGCTGCGGTTGCACTCGCTCGACAACTTCGACGACGCCGTGCTGTTCCGGCAGGAAATCAGCAACCTGTTCGCGGGCTTTCTCGTGAAGCCGAATGCAGAGCCGGGCCTCCTGGGTGATCCGGTCACGGGCGAGGGGCTGGTTCTGGACTCGGACGGCTTCTCGCCGGTCGTGTCACTCGAACCCGGCACCGTGCAGGAACTGGCGCCGGGCGAGGACATGCGCTTTGCGACGCCACCGGGCGCCGGAGCCGATTACGGCCCGTTCATGCGCCAGCAGCTGATGGCCGCCGCCGCGTCGGTGGGCATGCCGTACGAGATCCTCACCGGCGATCTGCGTGAGGTGGGCGACCGTGTGCTGCGGGTGCTGCTCAACGAATTCCGCCGCTCGATCGAGCAGCTGCAGTGGAACATCTTCATTCACCAGTACTGCCGCCGCGCGTGGGCGTGGTGGGTTGACGCGTGCGCGTTGTCGGGCGCGATGTCGATGCCGGACTTCCATCGCACACGGCGTGAATACCTGCGCGTGCGCTGGGTGCCGCAGGGCTGGCCGTACATCCATCCGGTGCAGGACGTGAACGCGCAGAAGCTGGCGATCCGCTCGGGACTGACGAGCCGCTCGGCATCGATCCTCAAACAGGGCGAAGACCCGGAACAGGTCGACGGCGAAAACGCCGCTGACAACGCGCGGGCCGATGCGCTTGGCCTGCGTTACGACACCGATCCCCGCTCGCGCGACATCGCGGGCGATGGGGTACCCGATACGCTTATCCAGAAGCAGGAACCGTAGATGAAAAACCGTAAGTGGTGGGACATCCGGGCGATGACGAACGCGCAGGGCGCAGCCATCGCCGAGATCCGGATCTATGACGAGATCGGATTCTGGGGCACCGATGCAAAGACGTTTATCGCGCAGCTGGATGCCGCCGCGGCGAGCGCAATGGAGGTCATCGTCGCCGTGAATTCGCCGGGCGGCGACGTGTTCGACGCGTTCGCGATCTACAACGCGCTGCGAAGGTACGCCGGCAAGGTCACCGCACGCGTCGATGGCGTGGCTGCGTCCGCCGCCGGACTGGTGGTGATGGCGGGCGACCAGGTCGTGATGCCTGAAAACGCCATGCTGATGATTCACAACCCGTGGACGATCGCGCTTGGTTCGGCGGCGGATCTGCGCAGCACGGCCGACATGATGGACAAGGCGCGCGACGGCATCCTCGCCGCGTACCGGCGCAAGAGCGGCCAGACGGACGGGGAACTCACCGCGATGATGGATGCGGAGACGTGGCTTACCGCGCTCGAAGCGCAGTCGCTTGGCTTCTGCGACGTGATCGAGGAGCCGGTGCGACTGGCGGCGTCGACGAATGCGGCCGGCCTGCTTGCCCGTTTCAGGAATCCGCCGGAGCCGGTGCAGGCGCTGGTCGAGGCGGAGGGCGATGCGCCGACCGCAGATCCATCGACCGCAGATCCATCGACCGCAGATCCATCGAGCGCAGATCCACCGGCTAATGATCCACCGGTCGGTGATCCGCCGGCGTCGACTCCACCCGAACCGTCGCCGCCGGATCCGGCGCCCCCCGAGCCGGTGCCAGCACCGGAAGAGGCCGGCGTGCTGGCCGCCCATGTGTTTAACGCCTGCCGCGCAGCCAACCTGTCCATGTGCGCGGAAAACATCGTCACGCTCACCGCCTTGAAGGATCGCGCCACGATCGACGCAGCAGTCCGGAACGCAACGGACATTGCCGGCCTGTGTCTGGCGGCGAAGCTGCCTGAACTGACCGCGCAGTTTGTTGGCGATGGCCTGAACCCCGACCAGGTGCGTGCGCGCCTGTTCGATCGCGTCACACAGAGCCAGCCGCGCGTGAACAACCGGCAGCAGCCGGTCCCGCATGCGGCCGGCCGATCTGTGCTGGGTACGACGCAGGGTGCGGCGCCGGGTCCGAAGGCGTCGTCGATCTACGCCGCCCGCAGGGGCGTCGCAAAGTCACTTTGATAACGGCCTGTTCATCTTCAGGCGCACACAGGAGCAACGGTATGACCACCATCAGGACGCAGGGCATGAACACCCGCGAGTTTCTTCTTTCTGAAGGCGCGGGCCGCATCTCGCGCGAGCAGATCGTCGTCGCGAAAGGCGACGCGCTGCCGGCCGGCCAACTGCTCGGCACGACCGGCACCGGCGAATATGCGCCGTATGACAACACGGCAACCGACGGTTCCGAGATCGCGACCGCGATCCTCTACGGCCCCCTTGCGGCATCAACGGACCCCCGTCCGGCCGTCGGCATCGTGCGTCTCGCCGAGGTCGCCGAAGCCCGACTCACGGGGCTCGATGCCGCCGCGCGCAGCGATCTCGCCGCGCACTACGTGATCGTCCGCTAACCCCCGCCGTCGTTCCGACCATGTGGCCGTCGCCAAACGCCGGCGGTCGCATCACATACCCACTCCAGGAGAATCTTATGGCGGATATCGCCCTTCTCAATGACGACGCGTTCTCGCTGTCGTCGCTCAGCGCTGCGATCAACGAGCAGCCGCAGGTGCCCAGCCGGCTCGCCACCCTCGGCCTCTTCGAGGAAGAAGGCATCACGACCACCGTGGTGCAGATCGAGCGCGACGGCGACACGCTCGCACTCGTGCCGACCGGGCAGCGTGGCGCTTCCGGCGCTGTCGTCGTCGGCAGCAAGCGCAACATGATTCCGTTCAACACGGTTCACCTGCCGCAGCGCGCGACGATCGGCGCCGACGAGATCCAGAACCTGCGCGCATTCGGCTCGGAGACCGAGCTCGAAGCGATCCAGACCGTCATCAACAAACGCCTCGCGAAAATGCGTCGGCAGCTCGACGCGACGCACGAATTCCACCGGATCGGCGCGGTCAAGGGGCTGATTCTCGATGCCGACGGCAAGTCGGTCGTGGCGGACCTGCTCGATCGCTTTGGCATCCAGCAGACGGTGATCAGTTTCGAGCTCGGCAAGGCCGACACCGAGGTGCGCCTCAAGTGTGCGGATCTGCTCGACGCGACCGAAGATGCGCTGGGCAATACGCCCTTTACCGGCGTGCGTGTGCTGTGCGGCCGTAACTTCTGGAACCGTCTCATTGTCCTGAAATCGGTGAAGGAAACGTACCTCAATACGGCGATGGCGTCGGCGCTGCGAGGCGACGCCCGCGACACCTTCGAATTCGGCGGCTGCACCTTCGAGCGCTATCGCGGTCGCGTCGGCGACATCGGCTATGTGGCTGACGATGAAGCGTGGGCCGTTCCGGAAGGTGTGCCGGACCTGTTCATCACGCGCTTCGCTCCCGCGGACTACATGGAGACCGTCAACACGAATGGCCTGCCGTATTACGCGAAGCAGGAGCTGATGGATTTCGGCAAGGGCGTCGAGCTCGAGGCGCAGTCCAATCCGATCCACCTGTGCACGCGTCCGAAGGCCGTCATCAAGCTGACGGTCTGAGGAGACGCGTATGGCGTTCCGTGATCTGGTCGCGGATCTCGACGACGCCGTGATCCGCGATCTGGCCGACGACGACATCACCGTCGACGGCGAGCCGCTGCGCGGCATGTTCGCCGCGCCCTGGCTCGGTCCGGATCTCGGACGGCAGCGCACGCAGCTCGAGCATCCGCAGGTGAGCGTGCGCGAGGCGGACGCCGTCGCGATCCGCGAGGGCAGCATCGTGACGGTCGGCGTCGATGACTACGTCGTCTTCGAACTGCAGCCTGACGGCACGGGCTGGACCGTTCTGCTGCTAAGACCCCGCTGATCAGTGCCGCTAAGACCCCGTTGATGAGGCGCTGCTGATGGATGCACTGAAAGTCGAGATCGACGTAAACGAGGTGACCGCCGCGCTGCAGGGGTTGTCGCCCTCTGCCATGCAGGCTGCGTGGCGTCGCACGCTGCGCAAGACCGCGGCATGGATCAAAAGCCAGACCGGCAAGGAAGTGTCCCGCGGCACGCAGATCCCGCAGAAGGTGATTCGCAGCCGGCTGTACTTCTTCATGCGTTCGGCTGACACCGGCAAGGTGTGGCTCGGACTGAATCCAGTCGAAGCCCACCGGCTGGGATCCGTACGCGAAACGAAAAAAGGCATGCGCGCGGGGCGGTTCGCCTTCGATGGCGCTTGGCGGCAGACGAAGGCCAAACCGGACGGGCCGATCTATCAGCGAACAGGCAAGGCCCGCACGCCGTTCGAGGTCGTGACGGTGAACTGGTCGAAGACCGGCGACCCCGCGTTCCGTCGCGCCGCGCAGATGTGCGAGGCGCGGCTGATGGTCATCCTGAAGCAGGAAGTGAACTACGAAATCCAGAAGGCGACAGGAGGTATCCGGCGTGCTCGATAACCTGAAAACGTTGCATGACGCGATGATCGCGGGCCTGCGAACCGCGCTGCCCGACATCTCGCCGATCGATGCGTATCCGCGCATCGGCCGGAAGATTCCAACGCCCAGCATTGCAGTAGAAATGTCGGAAATGGAACCGGGACATGATCCCGGCACCGGTCAGACGTCGCTGATCGGGCGCTTCCAGGCGCGGGCGATCTGCGATCCGCTTGGGCTGCACGCGGATCTCGCGGTGCGCGAGCTGGCCGCGCGCATCGCGTGCGCCGTGCACGCGCAGACCTGGGAGGTGCCAGTGACACCGGCGAAGCTCGTGCAGATCGGCGACGATCCGTTCAGGCCGGAGCTCGACGCGTATCTGGTCTGGCTCGTCGAGTGGACGCACGAGTTTGATCTCGGTGATGTCGCCGCGCCGTTCCCCGCGGTCGGCTCCGCTGTGCTGTGGGGCGTCGATCCTGACACGGGTACTGCGGCGGGCGCGGAGTACCTGGACCCGGCACAGGACCTGTCCGGAGGATAGCCACATGAGCGACTACGAGATTGGCGAGATCGATCGCCTGATCGCGAGCATCGTGCAGGCGGGCTATATCGATGATGTGCAGTACGAGCCGCCGCGCTGCCGGGTGCGCAACGGCGAGTGGGTCAGCGCGCTCCTGCCGTGGAAGACATTTGCCGCCGGACGGGTGAGAACGTGGTGTCCACCATCGATCGGTGAGCAGGCCGTCGTGCTGGCGCCGTCGGGCACGCTTGCCGGTGCGTTCGTGCTGGCCGGCTTCTATAGCGACACGCACGGCGGGGCCAACGGCCATGCCGGGAACCTGACGGCGACCGACTGGCCGGACGGCGCGCACGAGCATTACGACCACGATGCGCACGAATATGTGCTGTCGGTGCCGGCCGGCGGCCGGATCGTTTTCCGCATCGGCGACACGCAGATGGAACTGACGGCGGATGGCATCACGCAGGCCGCGCCGAAGCTGCTGGTCGATGCGCCGGATTCAACGTTCACCGGCAACAGCACGACGCAGAAACGGTTGACGTTCCAGGGCGGCATGACGGGCAGCAACGCGGCGGGCGGTCCCGCATCGGAGATCGACGGTGATGCGAGTTTCACGGGCACCGTTAAATCGAAGGGCGTGTCGCTGCCGGATCACAAGCATATGAGTAACGGTGCGGGGGCGCTGAGTGATCCGCCTGTCTGACTATTGCAAAGCGACTTTGCTCCTGTTTTTTTTTGAGGCCCATACACGTGCTGTTCAACCCATGACGGAAGGACTATTTCAAGCTCGCGCGTCGAAGGGCAAAGTCTGATCACGTGCCTGACCGGCCGGAGTTTCTTGTGATTCGCCGCTGACGGCCGTTTGCGGATCCTGCAAGGGCCTGGGCACGGCGGCTGTCCGACACACGTTGATGGCGGAGCCTTGAATCCCGTTTGACAGGAGAGAAAAAATGGGCCTGGAAGATACCGTTGTACGTTCAATCATCAGCCACACTCCGCAAGGAGTCACGCTCGCTCTCGACAACAATCAATGCCTGTATTACCAGGGCGACGGCGCGGCGGCGACCTATGTGAACCGGGTGCAGCAGCAGACCGCAAGGCTTTTCCTCAAGGCATCGGATCAGACTCAGGGCGCCGCGCGGGATATCACCTCGCCTGTCGATTCGCATGGACGGCCCGCCGTCTATTACGTTTTTCCCGTCGCCTGGCTACCCGGACTTCTGCAGTGGCATTTCAACGCCAACAAGCATCTGGAAGCACCGCCGGCGCACCCCTGGACCGGCATCGATGGAGATCCCGCATAGACGGAGCTCAGATCCGGGCGGATCTTGCCGCTGAACTCAAACCAGTTTTCCTGGCCCCGCTTTCGCGGGGCTTTTTTATTGGAGTCCCGAAATGCCGAATGATAGTGATATGCCAGTGCCGGTCCCGGTTCTCGCGCCGACGGTCGCCGCGGATATCGTACCCGTCACTTTCCGCGATAAGGCGTTCAGGTCGCGCACGCTGGTGTTTGCCGACGGTAGCACGCTCGCCGTCGAGAGGAGCACGGTGACCGCTACCGACGAGGAACAGATCGCGCTGCTCGAGCGCCATCCCGATTTCGAACGCGTCGCGGACGGTTCCTGACGATGGGCGCGGGTACGGCGCTGGTCGGCATGGACCGGCAGACGGGCAAACCGGTCACCGGCATCGCGCACCTGAAGCAGAGCATCGGCGACATCCTGTCGACCCGCAAGGGCACGCGGCGCGAACGGCCCGAGTACGGCTCGGACATTCCCCGCATGGTCGATCTGCCGGTAACGCGTGGCTGGATCTCTTCCGCGCAGGCGGAAGCGGCCCGCGCGATCGGCCGATGGGAGCCGCGCATCAGGGTCTCCCGCGTCACGGTCGCATCGATCGTTGACGGCCAGGTGACGTTTCGTATTCAGGGCGTCTACGAAGGCGACGACGCAGTTTTCGAGGTGAGCACGTGACAACCATTGATCTGAGTGCGATCGATCCGCCGGATCTGGTCGACACGCTCGACTTCGAGGATATCTATCAGGAGAAGCTCGAGCATTTCAGAAGCATCTACGCCGACTGGAGCGCGGCGCTGGAGTCGGATCCCGTCGTGAAGCTGATCGAGCTTGCGGCCTACCGCGAAGTGCGGTTCCGTGCGCGGGTCAATGACGCCGCACGCGCGGTGATGCTGGCGTTTTCGACCGGTGCCGATCTCGAGCATCTCGCGGCGCTGCTCGACATCGAACGGGCAACCATCGATCCAGGCGACGCGGATGCGACACCGCCGGTCGGGCCGACGCTCGAAGGCGACGAGCGGCTGAAACTGCGCACGCAGATGTCGATCGAGCGCTCGACCGTGGCCGGTCCATCCGGCAGCTATGTCGCGCTGGCAATGAATGCCTCGGCGGACGTGCTGGACGTCAGGGTGGATCGTCCGGAGGCGGGCGTCGTCCGCCTGACGCTCCTGTCAGCGGTGGGCGACGGTGTGCCTGAGAAGGCGTTGATCGACACGGTGACCGCAGCGGTCTCGCCCGAGGACGTCCGGCCGCTGAACGACGAAGTGCTGGTGACAGCCGGCGAGCGCGTCGATTTCTCCGTCGAGGCGGACGTCCATGTCGGCAGCGGTCCGGGCGGCGAAGCGGTTTTCGAGGCGCGTCGCGCAGCACTCGACAAGGCCATCGCCAGTGCCCGCAAGCTGGGTGCCGGCATGTCGCTCTCCGCCATCTACGGTGCGCTGCATCCGCCGGATTCCGGCGTGATCGATGTCGATCTGCGATCGCCGTCCGCGCACGTTATCTGTACGCCGCGGCAGTTCGCCAATTGCACGTCGATCGCGCTCAACATGAAGGTGGACGATGCGTGATGCACTTTTACCGGCCAACCAGACCCCGCTCGAAACGGCGCTGGCGATCGTCATGGCGCCGGGTGTCGATCCCGAAATCCTGCGCACGCTGTGGGATGCGGACCGGTGTCCGGCTGGCTGGCTGCCATGGCTCGCGTGGGCGCTCGCCGTCGACGGCTGGGAACTGGCCGAATCCGAAGACGCGAAGCGGGCGCTGATCAAGGGCTCGCTCGCACTGCACCGCAGGAAGGGCACGCCGTGGGCGGTGCGGGAGGTGATCCGCCGGCTCGGCTTCGGCGAGGTCGAGCTGGTCGAAGGGCGGCTCGCGCGGCGTCGCGACGGTTCAATCACGCGCAATGGCGACCACGTGCACGGCCGCGCGAACGCGTGGGCCGAATACATCGTGAAGCTTCAGCAGCCGGTCACGCGCGATCAGGCGGACAGCCTGAAGGCCGTGCTCGGGCGCTACGCACCCGCGCGCAGCCTGCTTGCCCTGCTCGACTACACGGCTGTGCCGATCCGCCATAACGGCGTCGCCATGCGCAATGGACAATACAACAGAGGGAGTATCGCCTGATGGCAGACCTTGTGGAAATCGCCCAGTGGGAAGAGGGCGTTTATCAGCTGGAAACGTCGGACCCCGTCATGGGTGGCCCGGATGGAGTCGACAACCGGCAGGCAAAGCAGCTTGCGAACCGCACGCGCTATCTGCGAGCGCAGCAGGACGCGCACGCGGGCGCAGACAATCCGCACCCGCAATACGCGACGCTCGTCGCCATGCAGGCCGCGATTGCGGCGCTTGTGAATGCCTCGCCGGCCACGCTCGACACGCTGAAGGAGCTGGCCGACGCGCTCGGCGACGACCCTAACTTCGCGACGACGGTGACGAACGCGCTTGCGTTGAAGGCCGCGCTCGACTCGCCATTTTTCACCGGCACGCCGCGAGGGCCGACGCCGGCGCAGTTCGACAACAGCACGAAGCTTGCGACGACGGCGTTTCTCAGTCAGTTCGGGCTTCAGTACTCGCCACTTCACTCGGGGCAGGCCACCGTCGCGTCGACGACGATGGACAACAGTTACATCGGTTCGAGAGTGGTTTTTAACAACACGGCCAATCAGGCCGCGACGCTTCCGCCGATCGCCGGGTTGCCTAACGGAGCAAGTCTCCATTGCAGCAAGGTCAGTACATCGTCGAGCGGGATCGTCACGATTTCCGCGGCGGGCGCGGACCAGATCGATAGCGGGACAGGGCTGGTGACGAGCGTGGCGCTCAATCCTGGCGAAGACTGCGTATTTACCGTGCTGTCCGGCGCCTGGGTCATCAGCGGATCGTTCCTGTTCCGCCGCAATGCGTTCTCGCAGTCGCTTGCCAATAACGGCTATGCGAAGCTGCCCAGCGGATTGATTGTCCAGTGGGGCACCAGCACGATCGCAACGCAATCGATGCAGACGGTCACGCTGCCGGTCGCTTACCCCAACGCGTTCATTCTGGCTGCGGGCAATACCGGGACCGTGATCACCCCGAATGCCGCGTCCATCTCACTGGGTTTCCAGGGGAACGGCAGCAAGACCAGTTTCAACGTGATCGCGGGCACGGCGTCTTCCGGTTCAACGGGTATTTCGTGGATCAGTATCGGGTACTGAGGAACATCATGGGACAGAAATTCGCAGCATACGACGCGCAGGGCGCGATCACCGGCTTTTACGACAGCGTTGACAGTCCGGTGCCGGACGCCGTCAAGGCGGTCGAAATCACGGCTGGGCTGTGGCAGGAACTGATCAACGGACAGGGTCAGGGCAAGCGCCTCGCGCTCGACGCTGACGGCATGCCGGCGTTATTCGATCCGCTGCCACCGACGCGTGCGCAGCAGGCCGACATGATGCGTGCGAGGCGCGATGGCGCGCTCGCGGCGACCGACTGGCTCGTCGCCCGGCATCAGGATGAAAAGCTGATCGGCGATGGCACGACACTCACAGCCGACCAGTTCACGGCGCTGCTCAGGTATCGCCAGGCGCTGCGGGACCTCGCCGACGCGACCGGCTGGCCGAACGTCGATCTGCCTGCCGCACCCGATTTCGTGACCTGAGCGCTGCTCCGGCACGTTGCCGGAGCCCCGCGTTCCATCACCCGAAGCCGCCTGCCCAGGCGGCTTTTTCTTTAGCTGTTTCCCTGGAGATATTCATGGGTGCAACCTCGTTTTTCCACGGCGTGACCGTGTCGCTGGTCGACACCGGGCCGCGCACCATCGCCGTGCCGAGTTCGTCGATTGTCGGCATGGTCAATACCTACACGCCCGGCGCGGATCTGGCAGCGCCGAATGTGCCGGTGCAGTTGACGAGCTACCGCGAGGCGGTCGCCGCGTTCGGCGAAGGCAGTGCGATTGCCAAAGCGGCCCGCGCGATCTATGCGCAGAGTACGGCGGTGATTGTCGCCACCGGTGTGGCTGCCGGCGCAGCAGACGGAAATGAGCCTGCAGCGCTCACCTCGGCGATCATCGGTGGCGTGAGTGCCGGCGGCGCACGCACCGGCCTGCAGTCGCTGCTCGACGCGAAGTCGAAGTACAACGTGCAGCCGCGCCTGCTGCTGACACCTGGCTTCTCGTCGACGCAGGCGGTCGCGACCGCAATGGATTCGCTGGCCGGCAAACTCCGCGCGATCGGCATCATCGACGGACCGAACACCGACGACGAAGCGGCGATCGCCTACGCGCAGAACTTCGGCAGCAAGCGGCTCTATATGGTCGATCCCGGTGCGACGATGTGGGACACGACTGCCAACGCTGACGTTGATGCACCGGCTTCGTCGTATGCGGCGGGCCTCTTCTGCCAGACCGACGCGAACATCGGGTTCTGGGCGTCGCCGTCGAACAAGGAAATCACCGACATCACCGGGACGAAGCGGCCGATCGAGTTTCTCGACGGCGACGAGACCTGTCGCGCGAACCTGCTCAATAACGCCAGCATCGCGACGATCATCCGCGACGGCGGGTATCGCCTGTGGGGTAACCGCACGTTGTCAAGCGACGCCAAATGGAAGTTCGTCACGCGCGTGCGCACGCTCGACATCGTGATGGACGCGGTGCTCGCCGGCCACAAGTGGGCGGTCGACCGCGGCATTACCGCTACCTATGTGAAGGACGTCACCGAAGGCTTGCAGGCGTTCATGCGCGACCTGAAGAACCAGGGTGCGCTGATCAACTTCGAGGTGTATGCCGATCCGGAGCTGAACACCGCGACGCAGCTCGAGGACGGCAAGGTGTACTGGAACATCCGCTTCACCGACGTGCCGCCGGCAGAGAACCCCAACTTCCGCTTCGAGGTCACCAACCAGTGGCTGACCGAAGTGCTCGATACCAATCCCTGATATCAACACCTGAGAGGTGATGCGTGACTCCGGAAACACTTTATAACTTCAACGTGTATAGCGACGGCAAGGGTTTTGCGGGTCGCGCCACGCAGTGCACGCTGCCGAAACTCAAGATCAAGACCGACGACCATCGTGCCGGCGGCATGGACGCGCCGGTGAAGGTCGATCTCGGCATGGAGGCGCTCGAGGCCGCGTTCCAGATGTCGACGATGGAGCGCGACGTGCTGAAGTTCTTCGGTCTTGCCGATGCGACCGCATTTAACGGCGTGTTTCGCGGTGCGTTCCGCGACATCAAGGGCGCGACCAAGGCCGTCGCCGCGACGTTTCGCGGGATGCTCTCCGAGGTCGATGGTGGCGACTGGAAGCCGGGCGAGAAGGTCGACGCCAAATTCACGGTATCGCTGACCTATTACAAGCTGGAGATCGACGGCGCGGTCGTGCACGAGATCGATGTGCTCGGCATGGTGCGCATCATCGACGGCGTCGACCAGCTCGCCGAGATCCGCAAGGCGATCGGCATGTAACGGCATACAGCCTTCGCGGCAAAGTGACTTTTTAATCTGAACGGCGGGCCGCACGGCTCGCCGTTTCTATTTGAGGCGGGACAGATGGACAGCAATGTGCAAAGCAATGTTGGCAATGACGTAGTCGATCGCATCGAAAGCGTCACCGTGAAGCTGAACTATCCGGTGGCATTCGACGGCGTCGTGCGTGACACCCTGACGCTGCGGCGCCCGAAGGTGCGCGACATGCGCGCCGCGCAGAAGATCGCGCCCGGCGACGAGGAAGGGCAGGAACTGGCGATTTTCGCGGCGCTCGCGGGCGTGTCGCCGAACGACCTGGAGGGCATGGATCTCGGTGATTATCACCGCGTCCAGGATGCCTACTTTCGCCTCACATCCGCTGGCACGCATCAGCCAGAAAACGCTCAAGGCGCTGGCAAAGCGGCTGCTTAAGGAGCACGGCGTGCAACCCGCCTCGATCGACGCGATGACGCTCGACGAGGTGATCTGGTGGCTCACCGACTAGCGGGGAAACCAGAGGGGGAATGTGATGGGGGAATCTGATGGAGGAATGTAATGGCAAGCGACATTGCACTCGGGATCGTGATTGGCGGCGCCGTCTCGGCGACATTCGGTCGCGCGATCACCGAAACCAGCTCGCGGATCGTCAGCCTGCGCAAGACCGCCAACGAAACGCGGCTGTGGCAGCGCACGATCGGCGAGACGGTGAAACTGCAGGACGAGTTCCGCCGGCTGCACGCGGCGGGCGACCGCGCAGCCGACGGCATCCGCCGCAGGATCGAGTCGAACCTGCGCACGCTGCGCGAGAACGGCATCGAGGTCGACCGGCTCGACCGGGCGTATACGCGCCTGGGTCGCACGGTGCGCGGACTGGAGCTGAAGGCAACGGGCCAGGAGCGCATCGCCGCCGGCCGTGAGGGCGCGCGTGGCGCGATCGGCGACGCCGTGAAATTCTCGGCCGCCGTCGCGGTGCCGGCCACGATCTCGGCGGACTATCAGGCGATCATCCGCGACATCGCGATCAAGGCGGGGATTGCCCGCACCGCGCAGGAAGCGTCGATGGGCGAGCGCATCCGCCGCGACGCGCGTGATAACGGCATCGGCCGCAATGAGCTCGCCGACGCGGTCAACCAGATGGTCGCGGGCGGCATGGACGTGAGCCGTGCGCTCGACTTTGCGCCCCTTGCCGCGAAGTTCGCGATCGGTCAGGGGGCGACCACGGTTGAGACCGCGCGGATGATCCAGTCGCTGCAGCAGAACGCGAAGATCACCGCCCCGAAGCAGATGGCCAGGGCGTTCGAGGCGATCGCGTTTCTCGGCAAGGAAGGCTCGTTCGAGTCGGCGGACATGGCCCGCTGGTTTCCGGTGCTGCTCGCCGAAATGCAGAAGATCGGCATCACCGGGCAGGACTCGGTCACGCAGCTGGGCGCGATGCTGCAGGTGCAGATGAAGACGGCCGGCACCGCGGACGAAGCGGCTAACAACCTCAAAAACTGGTTCTCCAAAATCGGATCCAATGAAACCGCGAACAACTACAAAAAGGCCGGCGTCGACTACGAAGCCAAAATGCGTGAAGCGATCGGCAAGGGCTGGTCGACGCTCGAGGCTTCCTTCGTTCTCGCGCGCGCGTATATCGAGCGTACCGATCCCGCGAAGGCGAAGCAGCTTGCCGACGCCGCAACGCGCATAAACGGCGAAGCCGATCCGGATAAACGCCGCGCGCAGATTGCCGCGTTCGAAGACACGATGAAGACGGGCGACCTCTTCAACGACATGCAGGTGAAGGCGGCGCTCACCGCGTACCTCCAGAACGCGGACCTGTACCAGAAGCTCAAGAAGGAGTCGGCGCAGGCAAGCGGCGAGATCGCGAAAGATCTCGCTGACCGGCGCGATGCGTCGAAGCAGGTCTGGAGCGAGGTCGGCCAGCAGTGGAACGATGCGATGCGCAGCATCGGCGATGCGTTGCGGCCCGTGACTGACGCGGTCGGGCATGCGGCGAAGACGGCGGGCGAGGGGCTCACGAAGATCACTGATGCCGCGCCCAAAACCACAATGGCGGTCGCGGGTGTCGCGGCCGGCCTGATCGCCTATCGCGGCGCAAAGTCACTTTTCCAGATCGGTCGTGGTGCGCTCGACCTTGCGCGCGGGTCGATTCTCGTCGCGCGAGGCGGCGCACGTGGTGGAGGGGGCGGTAGCGGATCGGGTCCCGTTGGCCGTGCGATCGAGGCGCTCCGTGGCGCCGCGGCGTCGGCCGGCGTGCAGCGTGTCTTTGTCGTCAACATGTCCGGTGGTGGCGGGTTCGGTAGCGCTGCGGGCGCGGTTGCCGACGAACTGACTGCGGCGGGAAAAGGCGGATCCGTCGGCAGCGCTGCGTCCAAAGGCGGGCGTTTTGCCCGCGTGTTCGGCGCCGCGCGTGGCGTGCTCGGTCGCGTGATGCCCCGCGTTTTGCCCTATGCCGGCAAGCTGGCTATGGCGGGTACGGTGCTCAAGCTCGGGCTGGCCGCAAACAATGCGTACGCCGTGGCGACCGGCGACGACACGCGGGCTGCGAAGGCACAGGGCTTCGCGGGCATCGCCGGCAGTCTGGCCGGGGGCGTGCTGGGCGCGAAGGTCGGCGCGATGATCGGTGCATTCGGCGGGCCGGTCGGCGCGGCGGTCGGCGGCCTCGCCGGCGGAGCGCTGGGAACGTTCGCGGGTGAGAAAGCGCTCGGGGCGGTCGCGAAGCTGGCGCTTTCGTATAACGCTTCGCGCAACGACGGTCAGCCGCCGGCGGTAGCCGAAGCGCTCGCGAAAGCGAAAGCGCTTGAGAGGGCGCCGGGGTCGGAGAAGCCCGTCGCCAAGATCGACCAGCAGAACACCTTCGCGCCGGTCTTTCACGTCACGTTCCAGGGCGAGCCGGGCAGCGACGCCGCGGATCGCTTCCTCGCGAAGGTGTCGCCGCAACTGCAGCGCCTGATGAAAGACGAACTGGCGAAGAACAACCGCTCGGCGATGTTCGATAGCCCTCATCTGTAGGAGGCGGTATGGATTTCACAAGACAGATCACGCAGGCGGCGACACAGGCGAGCATCGCGACCGAACGCGTGCGCAACATGAGCCGCGTCTATGAACGCAACCGCGCTGCAAGTGCGAACACGGCGGCGGTGCTGCAGAAGCTCGCCACCGGCAATCTGACAAGCGCCGCCGAACTGTTATCGGGCGCGGGCAGTGCGCTGTCGGTAGCGGGCGATCTGGATCCCAAGGTCGGCACGGTAGTGCGCAGCTTCAATGCCGTGCAGTCGTCGGTCAGCAGCGTGCTCAGGATCGCCACAGCATCGAATCATCCGCTGGTGAAGTCGGCGGCCGACTCGGTGAACACGGCGCTCGGCGACGTGCGCACGAAGTTCAATGCATGGGCCGGCATTAAGGAAGCTCCATCGCCTGCATCGCTTGCGACGTCGACGGGCGCCGGGGCGCTGCTGTCGGGCCTGCTCGGCGGCGCCTCGGGCGCCACGCCCCACCTGATGACGCTCACGTCCGATGCGGGGGATACGTTCCACTTCAACCTGTCGACCGCAGCGTTCGACAGGCTGCGGCGCACCACCAAATACAAGGTCGCGTCGCAGGAGCGTCTGAACCGGCAGGAGGCGCTGCAGGCGGTCAGCCAGGGCGGCGAGACGATCACGCTCTCGGGTGTGGTGTTTGCCGCCTCCGGTCCCGGAGCCAGGCAGATCGATGCGCTGCGCGCAATCGGCGACCGGATGGTGCCGGTGCAGCTCACGACCGGCTACGGCGAGGTGCTCGGCCGCTGGTATCTGCAGGGCGTCGACGAGGAGCAGGAGGCGCTGATGTCGGACGGCGCCCCGCGCAAACAGACCTTCAGCCTGGAGTTCGGCCGCTATGGCGAAGACTATAAGAACCTCTGACGGCGATGTGCTCGACGAGCTCTGCTACGCGTTCTACGGGTCGCTCGCGGGCGTGGTCGAGGCGGTGTACGAAGCGAATCCGGGGCTCGCCGCACGCACGCAGCCGTTTGCCGCAGGCATCCTCATCACGCTGCCCGATCTCGACGTGCAGCGCGATGAACCGGTCCAGCTCTGGACATAGGGAAGACTTATGCAGGCCATTTTCCAGATCGTCGCGAACGGCGACGACATCACGCGCGTGATCCAGGATCGCGTGCTGCGCATCCGCACGGTGGACAGGCCGGGGCTCGAGTCCGACGAGTGCGAGATCGAGCTCGACGATCGCGACGGCAGGATCCAGTTTCCGCCCAAGGGCGCCACATTGAAGATCTCGCTTGGCTGGAGCGGCAGAGGGCTGTCGTTCCTCGGTGAATACGCGGTCGACGAGATTGCGCTGAAGGGGCCGCCTTCATCCGTCGTGATCCGCGGCAAGCCCGCGAACATGCGGGCGACTGCCAAGACGCACCGGTACGGCAGCTGGGAGAACGCGAAGCTCGCGGACATCGTCGGCGACGTCGCGCGCCGCAACCGGTGGACGGCCGCATGCAGCGTCGACGCGCCGGTGCCGCGTGCCGACCAGTTCGGCGAGAGCGACCTGCACTTCATCACGCGGCTCGCGCGGCAGCACGGCGCAACAGCGACGGTAAAGGCGGGCAGGCTGATCGTGGCCGGTCGCGGTGCCGGCCGGAGCGTGAGCGGCAAGCCGCTGCCCACGATCACGCTGACGCCCGACATGCTGCTCGATTACGAGATCACGTTTCCCGATCGCGCGAGCTTCGTCGCGGTGCGCACGAAGGTGCACGACGCGAAGACCGGAAAGAAGATCGATCTGACGATCCCGAATCCCGATGCGCCGCCCGGCGCCTCTGCGGTGCACACCGAGCGGCACGCGTTCGCGAGCCCGGAGGCCGCGAAAGCCGCGGCGAACGCCCGTCTTCAGAAGCTGAATCACCACACCGCCAAAAGCACGATGACGATGACCGGCCGGGCCGATTTCGCGGCCGAGAAGACGGTGACCCTCAAGGGCTTCAAGAAGGAAGCGGACGGCGACTTCCTGATCGAGTCGGTGACGAACACCTATGCGGGGCGCAGCTGGGAAACGCAGGTTGAGCTGAACGCCGGCAACAAAGGCAAGGCGAAAGTCGGGCACGGGAAAAAGAAGGGCAGGAAGATCAGTCTCGTGGTGCCGGCGCCGCCGCACTGACGCGACCGGCAGAAGATAACCATCAGCATCACCACAGACCGCCCGCGCCCGCATAGGGGACGCGAGGCGGTTTTTTTATGGAACGGACGGCCCGATGGGTGAACAGCACAACAACGATCTGGCGGTGCAGATCGCACGTTTCGGCGAGCAGCTGCGCAGCGTCGCGGCAAGCCTTGAAGACATCAAGACATCGGTGCAGCCGGTCGCCGCGCTCGACCGTGCGCTCGCGCAGATGTCGATTCACAACCAGAACGCGCGCAAGGACATCGAGCTGCTGTGGGCGCGTGTCGACGAGGGGAAGAAGGAACGCGATGCGCTCGAGGCGCAGATCGGCGACGTCGACGACCGGGTGGCCGCGATGAAGAACACGGCGAGGGGCGCGATGTGGGTGCTCGGGATTGTGCTCGGCATCGTCCAGACCTTCCTCGTGGGCTCGATCGTGTGGGTGTTCACCCATATCAACGAGGGCGACATCCTCAACCGGTTGCAGCAGCAGCGCCTCGAGGTGCTGGAGCAGACCATGACGAGAGAAACCCGACAGGGAACGAAGCAATGACACTTGACGAAAAAATCGATGCGCTGATCGGCCGCGAGGGCGGCTACTCGAACAATGCGGCCGACGCGGGCGGCGAGACGATGTGGGGAGTCACCGCTGCGGTCGCACGCGCATCCGGCTACACCGGCGCGATGCGCGACATGCCGCGCGCGACCGCCGCGCAGATCTATCGCAGCCGCTACTGGCAGCAGCCGAAGTTCGACCTGGTCGACGCGGTCTCGCCGGTGCTCGCGGAGAAGCTGTTCGACATCGGCGTGAACGCCGGGCCGGCGACGGGCGTGCGCTTCCTGCAGCGTGCGCTGAATGTGCTGAACCAGAACCAGCGCGCGTTTGCCGATATCGCCGTCGACGGCGGCATGGGCGCGATGACGATCGCGGCGCTGAAGGCGCTTCTCGCTGCGCGCGGTGCGGACGGTCATCGGGTGCTGCTCGGTATGGTGACCGCCCAGCAGTCGGTCTATTACATCGAGTGTGCCGAAAAGCGCGTCGAGAACGAAACGTTCGAATACGGCTGGCAGCTCAACCGTGCACTGGGGGTGAGCGCATGATGGATGTCCTGAAAACGGTTGCGCCGTGGCTCGTTACGGCATTAACGGGCGGGGTGCCGGGCATTGCTGCGATGGCCGCCTCGGCGATCGCCGGCAAGCTCGGTCTCACCGATGGTTCAGTTGACGCGGTTACGTCCGCACTGACCGGCCAGCAGATGACGCCCGAGCAGCTGCTCGCGCTGAAGCAGGCCGACGACGATTTCGCATTGAAGATGCGCCAGGCGGGGTTCACGCATGCGGAGAACATGGCCGGCATCCAGGTGCAGGCCGACAGGGTCGCGGCCGACGATCGCGCGAGTGCACGCAATTTTGCGGCGGCGGAGCACGACCATACGGCGCGAAATCTCGCCTACATGTATACGGTCGCGCTCTTTGCGGTGATTGGTCTCGAGTTCCTGCTGGCGGCCAGACAGATCCGGCTCGACGACGGCGTGACGCGCGCGCTCGATACGCTGTTCGGGATTCTGATTGCGATGGTGCTCGGCTCGAAAGAGTATTTCTTCGGCTCGTCGTCGCGCGCGGACAGGCAGGCTGCGGCGATCACGCAGTTTGCGGTGTCGCCGGATACCGTTGTTATGCAGGCAACGTCACCAGACCGCTCGCCTGTCGCCCAGGCGCCGGCAGGTGGCTGAAGCCGGCATTAGAAAGTTACTTTGACCGCACTTCCGTGCGCGGGAAAAGACAGGGCGACCGGAGGGCGTGCTGTAACACGCCCCCCGGTCGCCTTTCCACTGAACCAGCCAGTGAATTAGCCGAGGCCCTGACACCTACCGGTAGGCGGGCCGAATTCTAACTGAAAAACAAAAGGCAATTCCAAATATGGCAACCCCTATCGTTCCCTGGATCGGCGGCAAGCGCCGTCTGGCTGATCACATCATTCCGCGCTTTCCGGCACATGAGTGCTACGTCGAAGTCTTCGCAGGCGGCGCCGCACTGTATTTCATGCGGCCACCTGCAAAGGTCGAGGTGATCAACGACGTGAACGGCGAACTGGTGAACCTGTACCGCGTCGTGCAGCATCATCTCGAGGAATTTGTGCGCCAGTTCAAGTGGGCGCTCACGAGCCGCCAGGTGTTCGAGTGGCTCAAGCATACGATCCCGGAAACGCTCACCGATATCCAGCGCGCAGCCCGCTTCTACTACCTGCAAAAAAACTGCTTTGGCGGCAAGCTGGAGGGGCAGACGTTCGGCACAGCGACAACAACGCCGCCCGGCCTGAACCTGCTGCGCATCGAGGAAGAACTGTCCGCGGCACACCTGCGCCTCGCGAATACCTTCATTGAACGGCTCGACTGGGCGGAGTGCATCGAGCGGTACGACCGGCCGCACACGTTGTTCTATCTCGATCCGCCGTATTACGAAACCGAGGGATATGGCGTCTCCTTCCCGTTTGCCGAGTACGAGAAAATGGCGACGCGGCTGCGTTCGATCAAAGGCCGCGCGATCGTGAGCCTTAACGATCATCCGGCGATCCGGCATGCGTTCGAAGGTTTCCACATTGAGACGGTGGATATCAAATACACCGTCGGAGGCGGCGGTGAGCGGGCGGCCGCTCGCAAGGAACTGATTATCTTCAGTTGGGATGACGCGGCGCAGCCCGTGGGACTGTTCTAACCGACGATGCCGACGCGGACTATCGCGCCGGCATCGCGCTTACAGATCCTTGAAGGCGGGAAGGAGATCTTGCTCGACGAGTCGGATCTCGATGCGATTTGCCGTCTCGATGTGCTCGGGGTTCTTCATCGAGAAAGGAGCGTCTACGGTGCTGACGATGATGGTGCCGGTCTGCAGTTTTCCTGCCCCCGGAACCGGGATGAGATCGCGGGCTTCTGGCACGTGCTGTTGCGTGATGACCTTCGGCAAATAGATCATCCACCCGACTCCCGGCTTGTCGTCGAATACCTGCTTAGTGACGTAGCTCCTTGGGGAGACAGAAACGTAAGCGGGGTTGAATGCCGCGACCGTGGCTTTCACAATTTGCTGAACTGATGCAATGTCCGTGAGCACCGTAGCGTCCGAGATTTTTGCATCGAACGAGTTCGGGCCGACATTCTCGCCGACATGGCACGCGAGAGACGCGCCTTGCCCCTTGTTCTGATTCCCATTCCACAGCGCCACGAAAGTGCGCGACGGATCGGCTGAAAACTCATGCTTTAGGACTGCGAGGAGGGCAGTCGACGGTTTGGCGTCTTCGAACGCCGGATAGAGTAGTGCTTCGGCTACGGTATCGCCTTGAGCAAACCATTTCCCCAGGTTTGGTTCGATTGCACCCATCGTGGACGTGACGAAGTGTATGCGCGACAGGATCTCTTCGAAGTCTGTCGGAGCAAGTGAGGGGTCCCTGAACTGAAGGCTGAAGTCCATCTTGATCTCGGGTTATGGTTGTACGACGGATAGGACCGAGTTTCGCATCAACTCTTTGAGCAGGTATTCTCGCGGCTCAGGTTCTTCAAAGTACCACGTCAATCGCGTTGGCGGGAACGGCTTGATCGCGTCGGCCTGCCGCGAAATGTCTGAGATGGTCGTGGGCCAGCCTTTGAACCAATCGGCGGGTTCAAGTTCGCCGTCGTCATCGCGCTGAAGGAATCTGGCATACCGTGACTTGGCTTCTTGGAGCATGCAGTCTGCTGGCAGAAAGCCGTCGAAATAAACGCCTCCGAACAACCATTCTTCGTTCCATCCCCCCTCGTTGCTGTACGGCCGTCCCGAGATGCGACCTTGATACTCGCGAGAATGGTTGGACATATGGTGCTTCTTGTTCTCCGCTTTACCAGTTTCCTCCGGAGGGCACTTCTTACACTTCTCGCCGGTACGTGGCACGGCCTTGGCGTCGGTCTTTGCCTTGCTCTCGTCCTTCGGCGTGTCACTGGACAGGCTCGCTGTCCCCGCCAGTCCGACGCCGCCCAACAAGGCGGCGCCAGCTCGCACCAAGACCGGTCCAAGCTCCGCCAATACCCCCTCCAGTAGTGGAAGTGCTGCTGCCATTCTCAAGCCCCCCGTTGTATTCCGGATGTTGGACGCGCCACTTTATGACGCGAAAGTAATCGTGAAACCGTTCGTCTGGTGATCGGCCGGGCCGCGTGAGCCACGCTCGCGTGGCTGGCTTCGCGTAGAAGTTCGGCGCGTACGCTTCGATTCGCAAAAACGCCTCGACGTTTTCGTCGGCGTGGATGCCGAGCTGTCGCGCGGCGATGTACGCGTTCCAGAGACGCGTCGGCAAGGTCGTGTCGTCGGCAAATTTCGGATCTGCTTTGATGAGATCCTGCCTCACACGCTCGACGTATCCGCGCGCGTCGATCTCGGCAAGGCCCGCGACCTGTTCGCTTGTCAGCTCAAGCATGCGGGTGCACTCCCTTCAGTTTTCCATTTACTTCGACGAGCCAGTCGAATGTCGGGACGAAGAACTGCATGCGTTGCGTGAATTCCATCAGCGATGCCACGTCGGCCATGATGCGGGCATCGTAGAATCGGAGGAGGGCCGTGCGCCCATCCGGCAAGCGTACGTCGAGGCGGCTGCGTAGCTCGTCGGCGAGCGGTTCAATTGGATATCCACTGATCAGCCAGGACACGCCCGCGGAGCTGCTGGCCATTGCGGAAAGTACTCGGCGTATGTTGCCGGATGCTCTTTCGTAGTCGATCAACCAAGGCCCGGCGTCGGCAAGCGACGCGTCTGGCGTGTTATCAAACACAGCTACGGCCGACCGTAATCGTTGGGGCGACGATCCATTGGCCGCGTCAGCGTAGAGCAGGCCGTCGACAAGGGTGTACAGGTGCACCCGCATGGTCAATTGCTGTTGGCGCTCGGAGAAAAGCGCCTCGATCGAATTGCCGGCCATGGTTTCACCCGCGCGCGATCATCGTTGCAGCATTTCCGGCCGCAGACTTCAGGCATTCGAGGCAGAGCGTAGGCGAAGGGGCCAACGCTGCAGCGGCCGCGGCTACTGCACCGCCGGTCGTTGCTTCGTCGGCTCCGACGTCGTCGAACGTGGCGGCCGACTGCGAGGCGATCAGCGTCGCGCCGCACGCGGTTTTCATGCCTTCAATGGCGGTTTCGCGTCCACCGAAGTTGTGCGGGTACTTCCGCCCGGTGGCGGGCAGGATCGGAAAGATCCCCTTGCACTGCGGGCAAAGTACCTTGTGCCCGACGCTAGCGATCGGTTTCCCGTCTATGGTGGCGGTCGCGGTACCCTCCAGCACGCGTCCGCCATGTGTCGTCGTATCGCCGACGCAGATCATGGCTCGGGCCATATGCTCTCTCTAGGTGTGGTTTTCGTATGAATTTACCATTTTCAGAACCGCATCGCGATCCGGAGCGTTGACAGATGCTCGTTTGGTCGCAGCGCGAGATCTCGCCCCGCCATCGAAGGCTCCTAGGTAACCGCCGGCGGAGGTTTCCGGGCTAGTCTGAGTGACCGCGAAGAGAAAAACTTGTACTTCGGAGGGCGTACCCTATCAGCATTGATAGGTTTGCTCGCGTCCAAACGGCTACTACTATTTGCCCTCGCCGCCGTCGCAAACTTGCGTGACAGCGTTCGGTGAAACACTTCAAACGGCCACGGCGTACTGCGCGATTTGCATCGGAAGAATGCCATTCCGCACGGTACCCTTTAGAGCAATTTTCGGGAGATGACGATGAGTCAAGACACGCATACCCATGACAAAGACGCTTCAGCAATCGCGGAATGCACGGTAAATAACGTATCACGTTACTGGCTGACCTACGATTCGTCGTCCCAAAAGCTGGAGCATGGAGAAGTAACTCCTGACTATGGCCCGCAAGACGTGGCGCCACAAGAATCACGAACTTTCTCTATCCAATCTGACGGGTGGATGACGGGGTGTGAGGGAAATTTTTACTGGAAGGTGTCGGGAACAGAAAGCGGCATATTCCATGTACACCTGAAAAAGCCGTATATAGGCAACGGTAACATGTGGTCCGGTGTTTTTTCTGGCGCCGAGAATGTGATTACCGCCGGCCCGTCGTCATATGAGACTTCCGGGGATGACAATTTTTCCATCGAGGTTACCGTTATGGATCTATGATGAACGGGTTGACCCGGCTTCACGGACGGTTAGACAGTTGTGTCTTTCCCCTGTTTCGCGAATCCAGACCTGAGCGAATAGGCCGCCTCACCACGCCGTGTGGCGGCCCGGTTTTTCTGGACATCTATGGGCGACGTAATCGAGCGTCGAATGTAGCCGGTGCGCATTGTAAAAGCCCAGCTAGTCGATGGCGAGCGCTTGGGTGGTAGTGGAAAGCACCACGCCAGACATTGCGACGCCGGCCAATATAAGCGTCTCGGTCTCGCGCTCGAAGAATTGTCCCATTGGGAGATTGACTTTAAATGCGATGACGTGACGTGCGGGCACACGTACCGAACACGGCTCGAAATGTCCCACCGGAACTACCTATACCAAAGCGCGCGCCGCGGAAATCCGAAGCACTGCCGTTCACCGATTAGGGAACGTTGCCGCCGTGGCGCGGCAGCGCGAAATTCAGGCACCCGACTGGCGAATGCAACCGGGCACCAGCAATGCTGATTAGGAAAACCGCGTTTCCCAGAAACGCGAGTCAATCTACTCGCTCGACGATTCCGACCGCCTGCATAAATGCGACCAGCTTAGTTTCTTCGTCGGTTGCCCACTCTCTGTATTTCGCTTCGTCGTAGCTGGAGCTACCTAATAGACTGGCGGAGGTATCTAAACATTCTTTATATAGATCTGGTTCTTGGTAGAGCTTCCGATCCAGATCCTGTCGTTCGGCGATTCGACGCTGAATCAGTCTTCTCGCGCGGAGCTTAATCGCGTCCGGTTGCGGTTCTGGGATGTTGTCGTCCACGGGCGCGAGTCCAAACTCGTCGGTATGCGGAACCCTGACACGCTTGCAATAAAACCCTAACGACAGCATGTCGCAAGACGGATCGTCGAGCAAAACGTGGTACTCGTAATGCGGAAGCATATCGGCCTGCCACGCGCGCTCAGCGCGAAGCAACGAATGTATCACCCAGTTGCTCAGCCCGAGCGCAAACGAGTTCGAATACGAACTGGTGGAAAGCTTTTCGATATCGATGCGTCCATCTGTGAGGTCACTTTCCCTGACAATACCAGACGTGAGCAATTCTTCTTTCAGCTCCGGCCTTTCATCCAAGATCTCGTTCACGGCATCGACCAGTCGGACCATAGTTTGGGGGTCAACCATGTCTTTGTTTGACCGGGTCGTAATAAAAAATAACCAATCATCTTGACGATGGTTTGCTTGGTGATGCAAGAGGGAGAAAAGGGCGTTAACGATGTTCCCGCCTTTCACGCCGGTCGGACCCTCGGCGAATGAACCACACAGATCGATGTTAACGACGTCAAAGGATCTTTGGGCAGAAATCACGCGCGCATAAGCTACAGACTTGTTCACTGCAAGCTGTTCAAGACGATCCTTTACCACGTCCGACGCGGGATGGATGAAAGGAAGAGACCGGACCCGGTTCAAAAGTGCGGCTTCAAGGCCAATTTCGGGATTGTCGTCGCCGCTGTTGAGCCCGAGAAATTGCAGCGGTACGTTCTTTGCCTCGCACACCGGCTGAATCGATCGAACATCCAGAAGATCAGGCCCCGGCAAGCTCAAATATCGAACCGGTCTTTGTGATGCGACGAGGTCCAAGTTGTCAATGAGCCTCCCAATACTGTCGGCCCATTGCTTACTACGTACCCATTGTTTGCGGGGTTTATGCCAAGGCAAAAACTTCGTCCGAACCTCGAAGTTAACGTGATCCGTCGATGTCGGGGCAATCCCTTTTTCAAAACTATCGTCTGGATCGCCAAAATCAGCATTGAAATCGTTCAT